AACCGCAAGACGAGAAGAAGTACACGGACGCAGATGTCAATGCTATCATCGATAAGAAATTTGCTAAGTGGAAATCAGAGCAGGAAGCTAAGGAGAACGAAGCAAAAAAACTACGTGAGATGAACGAAAATCAGAAAGCTGAGTATGAGCGTAAGAAACAAGCTGATTACATTGCTGAACTGGAAGCTAAAATCAATCGTAGCGGACTAGAGCGAGAAGCTTCTAAAATGCTTTCTGAGGGCGGTATTGCAGTCGACGATAAAATCCTAGGTCTTGTTGTCAAAGATACCGCAGAGAAAACGCAGGAGGCTGTAGAAGGCTTTGTTGCGTTAGTGAATGAACTCGCTGATAAAAAGGTAAGCGAGAAACTAAAAGGTAAGACACCGAAGAAGATGGAAGACACTTCGGCTGGTGAGATTACCAAAGAACAATTTAACAAAATGGGTTATCAAAGCAGAAACGAATTACTGCAAAATAATCCAGAACTATATCACAAATTGAAAGGATAAAAATATATGACACAAACTAAAATTGCACAAATGGTTAACCCTGAGGTTATGGCTGACATGGTCTCGGCAAAATTACCAAAAATGATTAAATTTACACCTTTAGCTTACGTTGAGCGTGAGTTAGTAGGACAACCTGGAAACACTATCAAGGTTCCGAAATGGGTGTACTCGGGAGATGCGAAAACGATTGAAGAAGGCGCAGCAATCGAGCCTGACCAATTAACAACTGACAAATCTGAAATGACAATCAAGAAAGCTGGTAAAGGTATCGAATTAACAGACGAAGCTCTTTTATCAGGATACGGAGACCCTGTAGGTCAAGCAACTCATCAAATCGCTTTAGCTATCGCTAACAAAGTGGACAACGATTTAATCGAAGTAGCTAAAACAGCGACTCAATACGTGGACGATGCGCCTGTAACTGGTGCTGCACTTGATAAAGCATTAGCAGTATTTGCGGATGAAGAAGACGCTCGTTATGTTGCTCTTATCAATCCAGAGGACGCAATCGCTTTACGTGCGGATGTTGCAAAAGAATGGGTACGTGGTTCAGAAATTGGTGCCGATATCGTTGTTTCTGGAACATTCGGTGAAACTCATGGCGTTCAAATTGTACGTTCTAAGAAAATTGACAAAGGTAAAGGTTTCCTTGTTAAAGTTTCTGCTGTTGAAACAGATACAGACGATGTTGCTAAGTATGGAGCGTTCGTTATCAACTTAAAACGTGACGTGGCTATCGAAACAGATCGTGATATCTTAAAGAAAACAACTGTTATTACTGGTGATGAACACTATGGTGTGTACTTATACGACCCTACAAAAGTTGTTAAATTCGGAGGGAATGTTTAATGGGGATGATGTTACGACGACATCACCCTCAAAAGCCTACTGAAACGGAAGTTGTTAATTATAGCGACTTAACTGTTAAAGAGTTACAAGATATTGCGAGAGAACGTGGTATCAAAGGCTATTCAACGCTAAGCAAAGAGGAACTTATCGCAGTACTATTGGAGGGATAACATGGAAAATATCACTCAAGCAAAAGTACTGTTGGGAATTGAAGACAATCTACAAGATAAGTTGCTAACAACAATAGCGACGTTGACAACCGCTAATTTTTTAGCATACGCAGGCGTGGATGATGTCCCAGAAGGCCTTGAGTATATTATTACAGAGGTCATTATTAAACGATTTAACAGAATTGGTGCTGAGGGAATGAGCAATCAATCCCTCGAGGGCACCTCTATGAGGTTTGACTCTGATGATTTCAAAGAATATGACAGCGTGATTAAGCGAGTTTGCTCGAAAACATTCAATGCGGGGTTTAAGATGCTATGAGATACAATGAAAGAGTGGAGATTATTACTAATCAACAAGAAGAATACAATCCAGAAACGAGCGAATATACTTCTAATGAAGACGAGAAATTGATAGTTCCAGTCTATGTTATGGACTTGGGCGTTGATAAGCAAGTCGCAGTTTTTGGCGAGTACAAACGTGGTTCAAAAGTGGTTTATTTCCAAAATGCACCTAAAATCGCATTCACTTATCTCAATTATCGAAAAGAACGCTATAAATGCAAAGCAGATAAGCAGTCTGGGAGAGTATTCTATTTAGAAAAGGATAACTCAGTTGAGTAGCTTACAATTTGAATTAAAAGGCCTTGAGAAACTTCAAAAGAAACTTCAAAAGGTCGCTAAAATGGAAGAGGTTGAGCACATCGTTGAGAAACACGGTGAAGATATGCAGAAAAAAGCAGTTAACAACGCTTCTAAGTTTAGAGGACACTATGAAGGTCGAGGCAAAAGCAAGCATTTTGTCAAACCAACAGGGGCGACTAAACGTTCTATCTCTGTTAACAGTAGCAAGATAGATAGATTCAAATATAGAGTAGCACCAGGCACTAGTTACGCTGCTTACGTTGAGTTAGGGACTCGTAAAATGAGCGCACAACCGTTTATCAAACCAGCTTTTGACGAACAAAAGAAACTATTTAAAAATGATTTGGAAAGGTTGGTAAAATGAAATCAAGAGAGCAAGCAATTTTCGACAGCGTGTTCAAGCGTTGTCTTTTATTGGGATATAAGACATACGATTATAAGCCAGACGATGATGCTCCTTATCCGTTCGTGGAGTTTGAAGATACGACGTCAATACTCGTTCCAAATAAAACGGACGTGAAAGGAACTGTCGAACTGGTCTTATCAGTATGGAGTACCCGTAAAAAACGTAAACAAGTATCGGATATGTGTTCGAGTATCCTAGCAGAATCGATGAAGATTGTTGAGGCGGACGGCTACCATGTAGCTTTAAATATCTCTCAATCTACAATTTCGATTTTCGATGATAACACGACAATCGAACCACTAAAGCGTGGTCGTGTTCGTCTAGTATTTACAATTTTATAAGGAAAGAGGTTAAAATATGCCAATTGCAAAAAAAGGGATTGATAGTATCCTATTATTTCGCTTGCTAAGTGAAGCAAGCAAAGCGGACGGTGCTAAACTAGCATTCCAAACTGAACACTCAACAGAAAAGAGCCGTGACGCTAACTCAGTCAAAACGAAAGACGGAGTATTACAATCTGTAGGTGGTATTGAGGTTTCAATTACCGCAACTACAATCATGGCGGAAGACGATGAGCTTGTCGCTAAGCTAGAAACAGCTATGGACAAGGGTGAACTTGTTGAAGTTTGGGAAATTGAAAAGAACGCCAAGAAAAAAGGCGATAAATTCGAATCAGTGTACTATCAAGGTTACTTGACTTCATTCAAGAAAACTAAAAACGCTGAAGACTTAATCGAATTAGAACTTGAATTTGCTGTAAACGGAACTGGTGTAAAGGGATATGCTACTCTTAACACTAGTCAAGCTGAAGTGGTTCAGTACGAGTTTGCTGATACAACCAAAGGAACAGCTAGTCCAGCAAGTCCTGCATCTGGTGTACCTGGTATCGGTGGGTAGAAATTAAGAGAGGTTCACGCCTCTCTTTTTTATTGTATTTTTTAGGAAAAAGGAGAAATAACAATGCAATTAACAATCAATGATAAAACATATAACGTAAAATTTGGCGTAAAATTCGTTCGAGCGCTTGATAAAGCTTATCCAATCGAACAACAAGGTTTAAAATTCGGAATGGCACTATCTTCTAAAATTCCAGAATTATATGCTAAAAATATCGCATCATTAGCCGATATTATCTATTACGGAACAGTTACAGAAAGCCCTCGTCCTTCATTGACTGATGTTGAAACATACGTTGAAGAGTGCGAAGACTTAGAAAAATTATTCGATGATGTAATTCAAGAATTAAGTGAGTCAAACGCAGGAAAGTCTTTGATGTCGGAGATGGACCAAGGTCTCAAGAAAAAATAATTGAGAAATCATCTCTAGAAACGTTTGAGGAAATCATTATAAATTGTGTCCGATTTTTAAACATTACTGACATGAACGAGATAGGTCGTATGACAATGTACGAGTATGACTTGTTGATGACTGGAGTGTTGTTAAGAAAGCAAGATGAAGATGAACTCTTACATCGTTCTGCTTGGTTAACTAGACAGGTAGAAGCTACTAAATCGGACGGTAAAACTCCTTTGTATAGAAAATACAGTGATTTCTATAAGAAAAAAGATACTAACAAGCAAAAGTATCAGCTCTCAGACAAAGAGAAAGAACTCTTACTGAGAGCGAATATGTAATGAAAGGAGGTATATAATGGCAGAAACTTATTCAGTTGAGGCGGTATTAACTGCGGTCGATAAAGGAATGAGTTCTACTTTGAACGGGTTACAAAAAGCAATCAACGGACTTCAAAAGACATCCTCCGCATTCGATACGATTTCAAACAAGAGCGGTTCAATGTTCAAATCAATGCTTGGCGCCAATCTTGTTAGTTCAGCAATTACGTCGGCTTTTGGTAGTGTTAAAAATACTCTAGGCGAAATGGTTGGCGAGTTGAACAGTTCCAAGAAGGCGTGGGATACGTTCGACGGAAACCTCAGTAAGCTAGGTTGGGGAAAAGACCAAATCAATGAAGCTAAAGAGGCTATGCAGGACTATGCGACGAAAACTATCTACTCAGCTTCAGATATGGCTAGTACATTCTCACAAATGGCTGCAATCGGTCGAAACGATAGCAACGAACTAGTTAAGGCTATGGGTGGCCTTGCTGCATCCGCTGAAAATCCTAAGCAAGCGATGACGTCCCTATCTCAACAAATGGTACAGGCTCTAGCTAAGCCGAAAATTACATGGCAGGACTTTCGTATCATGATGGAACAAGCTCCAGCAGGTATGAGTGCAGTTGCTAAAGAAATGGGATTGTCGCTTAATGAATTGATCACCAAGATTCAAGATGGACAAGTTAAAACGGATGATTTCGCTGAAGCATTTAAACGTGCAGGGGCATCCATGCAAGACATGGCTACTAGCTATAAAACGATAGACCAAGCGTTGGACGGTTTAAAAGAAACACTATCAAACAAACTCAAGCCCGCTTTTGATACATTGTCTAAAGCAGGTATCAAGGCACTTGAGGCGATTATGAATCAGCTCGATAAGGTTGATTTTAATAAACTAGCCACAGGGATTGAGAGTTTCTTTAGCAAAATTGATTTCGATGCAGTTATTGAAAAAATAACATCATTCGTTGGCTCGGCTGTTGCTAAAATTAAGGAATTTTGGCAAGGTTTCTCAAACACAAGCGCAATCTCTGACTTCAAGAATGCATTGAGCGAAGTTTGGGAAGCTGTCAAGAAAGTATTTTCATCGCTTGCTGGTGGCGATTTGGCTTCTTTTGGCGAAAAGATTGGTAAAGCCTTAAGTGCAGTTTCACAGGCATTACAGGCGTTTGCTAAAATCGTTCAAAGTCTAAGCCCAGAACAGATAAGGGCGATTGCTACAGCTTTTATTGGTTTTAAAGTGGCACAAAGGTCAACAAAACTTTTGGCAAATGCTCTAATTGGACTAAGCAAGGGAGTCGGTGCAGTTAAAGCCGTTTTTGGTGGTTTAGCAAGCTTTACAAGTGTGGTGAAAGCTTTACACGGTATCGCAAAAGGTTCTCAAGCTGCAAGTTCAGCCTTAACATTTATGGCGCAAGGCTCAAAAATTGCAAAAGTTGCAATGGTTGGACTGAATATCTTTAGTAAAGTAGGCGGTTGGATTGGTTCAGCAGTTTCAGCAATCGTTGCTTTCCTTGGACCAGTTGGATTAGTTATTGCTGCAGTCGTGGCAATCGGTGCAGCTTTTGTTATTTTATGGAACAAATGCGAAGGTTTCAGAAATTTCTTTATAGGTTTATGGAACGGCATTGTCAATGTTGCCTCAGACGCTTGGAAAGGTTTCCTAGAGAAGGCAAAACCAGTAATTGAAGCCATTAAGAAAGCATGGGATAGCATTACAGAGTTCTTTTCTGGACTTTGGAACGGCATTACACAGTTTGCGTCGAATGTTTGGAATAGCTTTTTAGAGGGCGCAAAACCAATTGTGGAGGCATTGATGAATGTCTGGAACGCCTTGACGGAGTTCTTCTCAGCATTATGGGACGGTATCGTTTCAATAGCGAAGACGGTTTGGAATGGCTTTGTTGAGTTTATGACACCTATCGTTGAAACACTCAAAGGTTTGTGGAATGGCTTTGTAGAATTCATGTCTTCTATCTGGGACGGTATCGTGTCGGTCGCTACCACTGCTTGGAATACACTTCAACCTATCGTCGAAGCGGTTTGGACTGGTATTCAAACATATATCTCAACTGCTATTCAAACGATACAAACTATTATCTCAACAGGTATGCAAGTTGTCCAAGAAGTATGGAATGCGGTATGGACGGTGTTTACAACGATTGTTCAAACTGTATGGACTGTTATCTCTACGGTTATTTCAACTGTTTTGAATGTGATAGCGGGCATTATCAACACAGTTACAGCCGTTATCAAAGGCGATTGGAGTGGCGCTTGGGAGGCAATCAAAGGAATAGCCTCGACCGTTTGGGAAGGTATTAAGACGGTTATTTCAACTGTAATCAATGCGATTAGTACTATTATTAGTACGGTTTTAGGAACGATTAAGAATACCGTTTCAGCAATTTGGGAAGGTATTAAGAGTATTTTTACAACAACAATCAATGCTATTAAAGAAACTGTGGTGAATGTCGCAAACGCCTTGAAGGAAGGTTTCTTGGGTGCTTTAGATGCACTTAAGGGCGGAGTTTCAAGTGCAATTGAGGCGATTAGTGGTTTCTTTGGCAGATTATGGAACATTGATTTAGCTGGTGCAGGTCGTGCGATTATGGACGGTTTCCTCGGTGGGTTGAAAGCAGCATGGAATGCAGTTACTGATTTTATCGGTGGCGTTGCTAACTGGATTGCGACACACAAAGGACCAATCTCCTATGACAGACGATTGCTTATCCCAGCAGGTCAAGCCATTATGGGCGGTTTCAATACTGCTTTAATGAGTGGTTTTGAAGTTGTCAAAGGTAATGTATCTGGAATGGCGGACGGTATTCGCTCGATGTTCGATGATGCAGGTTCTAGAGTTTCAGCTATGTCAAATGCTTTGCAGGGCGATTTCTCGAACAATGTATCTGGTACATTATCAGCAACTTATGAAGTCAATCAAACTAAAGAGCCAGCGGTTATTAACCTTGCACTTGGTTCTAATGATTTCAGAGCATTTGTTGCGGACATTTCAAACATTCAAAGTAAAGAAGAAAGGATAAGATTGAAGGCTTCAAGCCTTTAATGGGTTTTAAAATGTATATTTTTAACGACACTACAAAAGGCACACCAACATTCAATTCTGGTTTAGAAGTTCAATTTGGTGGTGTGAGCCTCAATCAAGAAATGAATAACGAGGACGGAACGTTTTTTGTGGCGAACACAACAGGACGTGATGTCCTCGATTTTCGTCATGAAACAGCGACTATCAAAGGTCGAGACGGTCAATATCTCTATGGTGCTACTTATAAAGAGCGCGAAATTGAGATACAAGTTAGGCTAACAAGTTTTACTGATTTAGGCATGAGAAAACAATATGAGCGGTTAAACCGTTTGTTATTCTCTCGTCAAGCTAAGAAATTAGTGTTTGGCGATGATACGGAAAGATACTACAAGGCAATCTTTTCTAAAGTAAAAAAACCAGAATTGGAAGATGCAAACGATACAGTTATCAAATTACATTTCATTTGTTATGATCCTTTTAAATATACTGAGCCAAAAACCGTGACAACTAACACGGTGACTTACAACGGAGACTTTCCTGCAGATCCTATTTTGAGGCTTACAACGCAAGAAGGTTCTGAGATTCGTATCTTACACCTTGAGTCACAGAAATATATCAGATTAAAAGCTACTTATATTCAAGGTTCAAGTCTACTTGTAAATTGCGAAACGAGAGAAATCACGTTAAACGGCAGAAACGAGTTGATGAATTTTGACATGGTTAACAGTCGCTATTTTAAGCTGCAAGCAGGCGTAAATACGTTTCAAGTTGAAGGTGCTCTATTGAATAGTATCGAGTATAAAGAGGTGTTCGCATGATTTACTTATTTAATCAGACGGAAGAGTTGATTGATGTAATTGATGAGGCGACCCTTGCAGATTTTACTCATACAATTGAATTGAATCAGTTTGATAGAGCAAGTTTTGAAGTCCCTGTAGATTACAAGTCTAACATTATCAAAGAAGCCCAGTTTTTCGGATTTCAATCACGAGACAGGGCTTTTTGTTTGTTCAGAATTTCGGAAAAATCTTACGACATTGGTTTGACTATCCAAGGTATAGATAGGGCAGAAAGTGACTTACATTCATTCATTATCGAGAATAAGCGTCCTAGTGGAACTGCTGACCAAGTGTTGAGTGGAATTTTAGAAGGAACAGGCTATCAATTAGGAAATGTAGACGGCTTGACGAGAACAGGCAAATTGAGTTTCTACTATGTTTCAGTTCGTCAAGCGCTCGTTAAAATAATTGAAACGTACTCTTGCGAGTTCAAGATTAGATATACCTTTGTCGAAAATAAGATAATCGGAAGATATATTGACCTCAATCAACGCTTTGGTCATGTTACTGGTCATCAATTCGAGTATGGAACTAATATTCTAAATGTTACCTACGAAGAATCGTCTGATGATGTTGTAACTGCTCTTATCGGTCGTGGTAAGGGTGAACAAAGCACGGATGAAAATGG